AAACCTTTTTGCCCCAGTTCTCAGTCACAGGGGGCACAGGTAGGCCGCCGATGTAATTGGCTAGCTGCAACGTTCTGTCATCCAGTTTCGGTTTGTGTTTTCCTAGAAAGAACATAGTTTCCTCATCACGTTAGGTTTCCCAGCACAGATGCAACCAGAGCGCGCCCCGCTAAGATACTTACGGCTTTGGCGCGGGCGGTCATGACCGCAACTTCATAAGCGGATGTATTTGCGCCGCCGCGTTCGCTACGTCTAGCACTGTCGGTTGAGTCACTGGTGCTGGTGTTGCCGCATCCAAAGACGCTTGCTTCCCCATCGCCCCAGATGGAGCCGCTGATGCCGTAGTTGCAAGTACATCTGACAGCGCAGTTGCGTGGTCACCGCTAATAGGCTCTGTGGACGCCAACAGCGGGTCAGGTAATGGTTCAACACCATCCATGGCTTCCCACGCATCCTGCTGATAGTAGGATTCGGGAAAATGCGCAGACAAAAGAAGCCGACCATCCGCAAGGTCGATGTAGTGAGCACCTAGATTTGGGTGAAACAATTGAGCCGCTGTCGCTGCTTGGAAAGCAACCAACGTCGTGATATAGTATTTGTTCATCGCCGTAGTTCCCCTTAATTGGACTTGAAGTTGTGCGCCACGAATCCGTTTCCTAAAACGTAGTGCTGATCGTCAGGATTGTCGGAACGAATGTGCAAGTTGTAAACCCTACCAGCGTGGGTTTGTTTACTAGAGAAGAGTTCGCTTGCTGGAGCCCAACCGGGGCCACACTTCATGACATGATTGGGCGTAACCAATTCTCCGTCGCCCATGTCAAGCATGTCGCGCGTATCCTCTTCATGAACGATTAGATCGGCGATGTGCAGGCCTGTCTGATTCCTGATTAGGACCACAGAAGGAAGTTCGGCGAAGCTTGAAAAACCCTTTGCGGTTCGCACTCTTACGTTACCTGAGAAGCATTTACCGCCGCCTCCACCGCCAACAGACCCGCCGCCAGTACCGCTTGCTTCGGTTGATGCAGCCATGCCGCCGTCGCTGAGAGCGATATGAGATTGTAAGTTTTGCGACTGAGCGAGAGTCACAGAAGTTGCAGTATGTGCAATCACAGGCGACCCGGTGCCGCCAGTAACCCACAACAAAGTTTGCGTTGGCTCGTCCCAGTATGGATAGAAATAGTAAGCGGTGTTAGAACTCAAACCAGTAATCGCTTGGCTTCCCGAAATGCCGGACACCGTTGTTCCGTCTCCACGATATATCGTGATGGTTGAGGAACCGTGCGTCCCGTCCCAATAGAACGTGATAGAACTTGTCGTTGATATGTACACAAACCCCGTAGTAATTGAGAAAGGTGTGCCACCTTTGGAAAGAACGCCGGAAGCGCTAGGGTCAACGTTTCCGCTCGACAGGGCTGTGTTATTGACTTTGCCGTAGACTGAGCCATCCACGATTACATCTAGAGTTGTGGGTCCTGCACACTGCCAATAGGAAGTCCCAGCGGGGGCGGGCGTCTGTCCCGAGGCAGGAGTAGCGTTGATATAAACGTAGTAATTGCCGTTGTAAGAGCACTCATTGCCTTGTGCGTAAGTGGTGCCGCCAGCATAAGCGCCCTTGAAGACGTACGGAACGCCAGCAGACAAACTGGAAGCTAGAACCTTCTGGTACGTTGTGCCGTCGACGACCGCATCTAGGGTACTTGGCCCGAGTAAAGTCCAGTGTCCGATGATCCAAGAGGCATCGTTGTTCGCCGTGGAGCACTTGTAGGTGTTCCCCGAGTGAGTAACGTTCATCCCAACGGTGTAAGCTGTGCGGCCCGCCCACGCTACGATATTCAAACTCGCCGAGATGTTGGCCGCTGGAATGGAGTTCACTGCGCTGGTGTCCGCGCTCGTGTGGCTTGAAGTAACGTCAGCACCGGCTTGTGCGGGCTTCAGTGATTGAACCGTGGCTCCCCCGCTATACTCAACCGATGTTGCAGTCACAAGTCCGCTGGCTGCATCAATCGTCCCAGGATTCAAACCCGGAACCGTGAATGAAACTGGCGTCAGACTGCTCAAAAGCTGCGCGTTGTTCCCGAATATGTTGACCGCTTGAAACTTGAAGTAGAGAGTCTGTCCCTTCCATTGAGGGTCATACTGATATTTGAAGATCGCGTTATCCAAGCGGAGAAACAAAGAACCCGCCGCGTGAGAGCTTATGGTGGAGTTCTGTTGTCCACGGCGAATGTAAGAACTCATCGTCGCTTGGTCTTGACCCGTGGCGACACAAGACGAATAGGAAATGATTTCGCCGTCACAGAAGCATTCAGTGTTCCCATAATCAGCGTCTGTGTCGGTTCCCGCATCCAGCGGTGCGCAGTTCTCGCACAGGTTCACGACCAAAGAGTTTACAGTGTCGGGGTCAGAACCAGATGCAAAGGTAGAAGCGAGAGTCCCCATCCGTGCGGGAGCCTTGATGGCTCCTACTTGCTTGTACGTTGTGCCGTCTTGGCTGACCCAGATATTGCAAGATCCATAGTTGTCACTTGCGCCGTTTGCGCCTATCCAGATTTCATCGCCGCTGTAGCCAGTCATCTTGGACGTGGCTTCAAACATAACGACTTCAGCATTGCCGGGGTCTGAGAAAGCGTTAGCAGCAACGTCTCCGTTGGCAATCTGCTTGTTGTAAATAACAGGTTGGTGCGCGCCGAATGGGTAATCCTCTGCCGTGATTTCCAAACCCTTCGCGGGGTCATCAACAATTTTGATGATCCTGATGGGGAGATTCACGACGCCAAGGTTGGCGTTATTCAAGCCCGCGGCCCAAATAGATGTCGTACTGATCGTTACGATATCCATCGGCTCCAAATAAGAGTACGTGTAAGGCAGCGTGAACTCATACGTCCCGCGGACGTAGCTGCCATGTTTCAGCCGCATGTTTGCGGCGAAGGTAGCGGCTTGCAGCGTGTGAATGAAGTTCCAGTCTTGTGCGTCTTCTCTACGCTCACCCCAGCGATTGATTAAACTCTGGTCGCTTTCGGGGGTAATCTCAGGCGAGTATTGATTCTTGCGATTGTCCCACTGGACCTGGACTACGTTCCAAACGTCATGCGCGCCCACTCTCGTTATCTTGACAGGGTCTTCACCTTCCTTGGAGACGAAGCAGGTATCATCCAGAGCGACTACGAAGTTTGAAGGTGCAACCCAAGTACAGCCGTTTGCAGCCGTGCTGGTATCCCCGTAGGGAACGAGCTTCAGCAACCCTTCAGACATGAAGGCTGCACACATACCCGCTTCCAGCCACTTGCTTGCTACCGAAGCAGCGGTGTCCTGGCTATCAATAACAGGCGATATAAAGAACGAGTTCGCGGCGAACCAACTCCATGCCGTGGAGTCCGTGAGACGTTGGCCAGCCGTTGTAGGCCCAGCGCCCCAAGTTCCCAAAGATCCGTTATCCAATGCAGATGTCGGGAACGGAATAGGCCCGACACCCAACCCCCACTGAGCATTTGTCAAAACCTTCGCAATGCAAGTGATGGGGTTACAGTCCTGAATACCACCGCCATAAACGTCAGGCGTGATGACTTCAAACTTGTTCTCTTGAATCTCAGCAGCAGCACCCAAGCCCATTGGTTGATAAAGGATGGTAGCAAGGCCTGTGAATCCAAAAGCCGCATCTGGATAGCTGGCCGTTAGGAATGCGAACGGGGACTGCCCAAGGTTCCCGTTGTTAAGTGTGAAGTTCAGGGTCGTGGATTGACCCTGACCCACGGCCGCAGGGTCAGAAATAGAGTACGTAGTTGTGACTTCGGCGCCAATGTCGCCCGTTGCGAAGTGGTATACCACAGGTGAACTGCCCGTAACTTGATAGGTTCCCGTGGCACTGGGAGTCGAACTCACCTTCGTGAGCGCAACACCCTCGCTGACGCCCGTTGTGTAACGGACGCCCAAATCGCTTCCGAACGTTTGTCCCGAGGCGATCGCGATACTGATAGTCTTCCCTGAGGGAACGATGTCGTTCTGTTGCTGGTTGATATTCGTCAACGTGAACGAATAGGACAGGATAACGGTTTTGCCCGAGTCCGCGGACGTGTTGAAGTTGTATTGTCCCGTACTAGGGTTGATGCTGTACTGCCCAGAAGATAGCGCCGCACCATACGGGCTGCACATCATCGCTTGATAATCGCTGGAACTCATTACGGTAGGACTGGGTGCGCCAAAATCGCTGTAGGAGCCGCTGTAGGAGTTTTGGACGCCCACCCCCAGGTCGTTCACCATCGTGGAGGCGTTGGCGGGCGTGTAGACGCCACTTCCCGTAATCGTGTAGGTTTCAGACGCAGTTGGGCTACCGAGCCACGACTGCCCGCTCCACACGTCACCGATAGCGGTTATAGGGCCGTTGCAGATCGCAGACACAACGTCCGCGGTGTAAAGGTAGTAGTCACTGCCAGACTTGCCGCCGCCACCCTTGCCGCCACCGCTTCCGCCCTTCCCGGTCGATTGCTGTGTAGCATCAAAGCCATCAATCCAGAGAACGCTTTGCTGAACTTGAGCCGTACCCATGACTACAGGGTATGGAAGCCCATAAAGGGACTGGTTGACGCGTGCGCCAAACTCTCTTTGTGGCTTGTTGTTTTCGCCGCCGCTGAAGATCCCCATTACTTGCCCCCGCAGTACTCGTCACGAAGAGTCAGGAACTTTCTTTCCATCGTCTTGAACTTCAAATTCATCCCATGTCCACCCGTGACCCCATCCGCCTCAAGGGAGTGAATTACAAACTCAGGCCAAACTTTGATGATGGCCGCGTGCGCCCAGACTCCTACGCCCATCTTGTACAGGACGACATCGCCGGGCAGAACCTCCGCTTCGGTTATTTCCTGCATGTACTTCATCACGATGTCAATGTAGGTCGTGTCTAGCTTGTGCTGGCTGATTTGGACTGAATAATTCTCAGGCAACAGAACGCTGGGAACGAACCCAGCTTCCTCATAGACACCCTTGAGCAGACTTCCGCAATCGCACCCCACGCCTTTCAAACATGAGTGGGGCCTGTAAGATGTGCCAAACCACGACTCTGCCACAGCTACGATGTGTTCTCTTTGTTCAGTTGTAAGCATTAGATCGCCTGTATAGGCACGGGAACATCAACCGCGCCGCCGAAATGAACCAAGTTAGAAAACTTTTGGGCACAAGTGGTAGCTGACTTATCGCAGCCAGCCACGACAGAGAAAGTGTCGCCCGCTGCTATAGGGAATATCCACGGCATCGAGACACTTAAGTTCCCAGCAGCATGCAGCTTCACGGTCTGAGCGAGGCCCGCGTTGGCTCCTGTAACACACTTGACCACACCTTGCGTGAAGTAACCCGCTGCCTGTGAGAACGCAGTCACGGGCGTCAGCACCCAGATCGTGCTTCCTGTCTTGGCAGTGAAAGCTTGTGTGTAAGCCGCGACACCACCCGAAGGATTGCAGTTCGCGTCGCCGAAACTCCAAGGGCAGCCGCTCTGTATCAGCCGCTTGGGAACCTTTTCGTTCAGCAAATACAGCGGGTCTTGGCATTCAAACTCAACCTGGACGCGGTTCAGCTTTGTGACTTTCTCCAGGAAGCCCACAAATTTTGTTTCAATTCCCGCACTCACATCCCCGTATCCGTTTGGCAGCATGTAGCACGTATAAACACCGATCGTAGAGGCGTCAAAGAGCCCGTTCGCAGCCGCATTCAAAAGACCTGCGGTCGTGCCAGGGTACACAGTTCCCTGTTGGGGGACACAAGTCAAAGACATTGAGTTAGCGTTCAGATCAAAGCCCGCTTCACTGGTGACCGGGCCACGGGACCAACGCCCATAAGTCGTAGCCAAGAACGTCTTCGTTGCGCCTGTCCAGCCGTTTGTTCCTGATGGTACGGTGATATCGAACGGCCCCTCGCAGACGTATAAAACGGTGGAAGTCGGCAAAGTTATGACAAACAGGTCAGCCTTGATGCAGTTAGGGTTCGCTTGAAGAAACGTGATTAAACTACCAGGCATAAGTCTTTTCATTAGATAAACTCACTCTCAAAGGCGATAGATGAAATTGACCAATTGTCTGTTCCACTATTCTTTGAGAACTCCCGAAGTGCATCTACAGAGTCGGATTTGAATCTACAAAGGTACTGAAATGTCCCCGCCCACGTGAGCGTATATCCGTTTGCCGGTGCTGATGCGAAGGTCACGACACCCGTGCTAGATACTGAATAGTCCGTTCCCAAACTCTTAAGCGAACCGTTAACCTTAAGACCCGTGACAGTCACGTTTTGTAGAATGTCCCAAGCCACACCACCGATTGAACGAGCGAGTTGGAACTGTGTGGACGACCCATCACCATAAAGACCCATCGGAGACACGGCTCCAGCAGTCACATTGAGCATTGCGCTATTGGTGTAGGAGACTGCCGAATCTTGAGGGTCTGTGAAAGTCCATAGACCGTTGCTACCGCTGACGGACATGAACATTCCTAAGAATGCTGCAACCGTTGATGCTGCCGTTTCCTCGTTGCCCGTTATATGTTCAAGCGAAAACTCAAAAGACCACGTTGGAAACGGCTTTAAAGAAATCGACGTGTTTCCTCTTCCTGCTGCAACCTTTTGAACAACGGTATTAAATACCGGCGACTTCTTAAGTCCGGCTGCCATACTTATTGGCATTGTGGGCATATTTTGATATGACATCCGTTAACTCCTGTGCATACGCCGCATCGTAGAGGCTACGTGGCGTTGAAAAACTACAGCGTGTTTTTTAAGCATGTTATCCACGCCTTCCGTATCTATGGCGTGAACCACAGGAGCAAAATTAAACGTGTGATTCTGTGACTGAGATGTGTTTGACTCCAGTTTTTGAGTCAAACTACGGTCAATTACATATTCGCCCGCGTGTCCTATGATAGGAACGGCTCCAGAGTCGCCGGGGATCTTTCCGCCTTGTTCCATCGCCATGACTCCAGCGAAGGCAGAAATAGCGTCAACTTCAGCAAGTATATGAGGCATTCCTGACTCTACGTCGGTATGCAGAACGCCTGTATAAGCACCTTTGGCGTCAATAAGCTTGTGCTTCTGATGGAAGAGTTCCGCCATGATGAGATTTGCCAGCATCGTTTCAGCCATCTGTTCACCCATCTGGCGAAATGATTGAGCGAGGCTCTTGTTTGCGACAATAGACTTTGCGATGTTTGAAGAGATGGACTCTTCCATCTTGGTCTGGGCGTTTCTAATCTCCGTCACGGCAGCATCGTCAGCGATCTTGTTTATTGCGGTAACATCAGCAGCACCCTTTGCAACAATCTGTTTCTTCTTGTTCTCAAACTTTTGGAGTTCCGTCAGGTATCGCTCATCCCCCTTGTTCAAATTCTTGATGTCTATGTCCACAGCCTGCAATTCCGCTGTTGTCGCCTCTTGCGAGGCTTTAATCTCAGCGTCCCGCAAGTCCCACGCCCCTATCTGGTGGATAGCAAATAGGCTCTTGGCGTGTTGGAGTGCGAGTTTCTCTTCTTCTTTCGCACCCTCAATCGCAATCTTTAAGTCCCCGTCTGCGGCTTCGCGCTCGGCGTTTGCTTTGTCGATAAAAGATTCTCTAATTATTTTTGTCTTCTCTTCTTCGGATTTCTTGAGTTGCGACTCCACGTTCCTGTAGAAAGCCTCGTTCTCTTTCGCTTCTCCCTCAAGAACCTTGGTCTGTTCATCAGCGAGGCGTTTATCATCAGCAACTATTGCCTCTATCATCTTTCTGTGCTCTTCCGTCTGCCTCTTAGATTCTTCCGCGCCAACGTTACCCTTCTCGACGCCAGCAGTGGTATTAACCTCAGCGCGAACTCTTAGTTGGGCATTAAGAATGTCCAACAAGTCCTTCTGACTTTCAACTTCCTTGGCGCTGAAGCCCAAGCCCTGCGTGTTGAGTTCGGTGATTGCCGTAGTATATTTAGCAAGATCGCCTGCCTTGCCCGCCTTCGTAGCGTTGTAGTAGTCTTGGGCATCTTTCTGCAAATCAAGGATATGCTGCTCTGCAGCTATCTCATCGTTGAGCAGCTTGTTGGCATCGCCTGGTTTCTTCGTTGCTAGCAGAAGTTCGTATTGCGATTGGAACTGTTTTAATGATGCTTTGGCGTGGTCGCTTCCATCCCCCCACTCATACCAATGCGCCTTTAACTGAGTAAAAACGGCATCAGCAGCCTTGCCGAGCACGTCAAACTCATGGGCAATCTCCCCCATGCTCTGCATATCAATAAGTTGGAGTTCTTTCTTAACCGCCGCTAGGTGGTCACCACGAAGTTCATCAGACTTAATCCCCGCTCGAAGCAGTTTCTCATCAAGACTGTTAAACACGTTTTCGATTGTGGCGCCTAAGTTATTCTCGGCCTGCCCAATAGCGGCTGTCTCTTCCGCCATCTCTTTATGTTTAGCGATGAGTTTTTCAACAATCGCGACAGCGGCCACGACGCCCACAAGGGGCAACATCATAGCGAAAGCGCCGCCGACAGGGCCAATACCGGCCAGCAACGTATTCAATGCGCGCGGAATACGAACGCCCGCAACGTTCTCAACCAACATCAACGAGCCACGGGCTTGGGTGAATGAATAGTCCATCCCTTCGCCCGTTGTCCCCGCCTGGTCCTTGAGCCCAGCAAGGTCAGACTTCACCTTCCCAAGGTCGTCTTTGAACTCAGCGGTTTCGCAACGCAACTTTATAATCAGACTTCCAATTTCACTCACGACTGACCTTCCTGTGGCCGAAGCGACGGCCAGCAACCATCAAAAATCTCTTCAGCGTTCTCGTAGCCACTTGCTTTCAAATCCACAATTGCTTTGGCCCGTACTTCCACCATCTTCTCTTTGGTTGCTGACATACCAAGACCAGCAATGACTTTCTTACAGAACATCTTTGCCTTGCGCAGCTTGTCTGCTTTCTCTGCGGACGCATCGTCACGGATAAAGTCAAACGCCGATATAGCTGGCGTGTCATCACTGTGACGATTCACGTTGTAAACGGCGGAAGCCGTCAAGGCGTTTGCATAACGTTCGTACTTTATGCGGGTATTGCGGCGCTTACACAAGGCCTGGAACTCACCAGGCGTCAAATCAGCAAACTCTTCGTCACTCAATCCAAGGTCATATCTCGCCAAGGCCCACAGGTCGAGCCAGGTGTTTGGTGGCGACTCGATTAGCTCTGGGTCGCCGCTGGTGCGTTTGGGCTTGGGCTCTTAAGATTCTTTTCATAGAGTTCGCGGACGCCAGGGAACATCAACTCAAACACGGCATCCGAAAGAAGCCGCTGCGCTTCGGGATTCAGAACATCCAGAACTTCATCAAGCGTTACATCGGGGTTGAACTTCTCCAGCCCGCCCCAAACTATTGTCGGGAAGTGCTTGCCGGAACTGATAGACCTCCAGTCCTCAATCTTTTTCAAGTCGAGACCTGTAGCGTTCTCGATCTTGGCGATGGCGCGGTAGGTATAACAGAGCTTCCACGTCTTTGGTGGAGTTCCGTCTTCGTTGTCAAGGATAAGAGTGAAGTGCGGGACAACCATTGATTTAATCTCAAGTTTTTCTTTCATCGCCATAGTCTCCTTACTGAACTTGCTGTCTTACTTTCTTACAAACTCTTTTGAATACCGCCTCGTAACAAACCTTGTGTTCTTGCGCGCGCAGCTTGTGCAGCCCTGCGCTCTGGTGTCCACGGGGATGAACCTCTCATCTTTGCCCGTGTTTCGTCGCTGTGGTGTTTACCAAGCATGGGGTTATCCCCGACCATAGGTAATCCCTTGTTCCAAGCGACACGACCATGAAGAGACTCGGACATCTTGCGTTTCGAGTCTTCTGTGTGCTTGTGTCCGCGTTGCCACCCGCTTCCGGTTGGCTTCGGTCTACCTTTCTCAGAAGCACTTATCTTTCGCTTAGTTTCTTCGTCCATGCTGTCGGGGCCAGTTGCACCAACGAATTTATTGAGCATCGGATAACCACGAGCAATGTGCGACTCTATCCAGAACCGCTCGCGGACGCGCCAGTTATCCTCTGCGGAAACCCGCTCCAAAATGTTCATCGTGATGTCTTTGCCGAAACGCTTTTTGTGAACCATCAAACGGTACTCGGGATTATTCGTTTTTCCAACGTAGAATGGCACACCTTGAACATCAAGCAACTCATAAATAAATCTTTCCATCTCCTTTCTCCTTAATAGAAAGTTGGAAGGGGCTGATTAAGGCAGCCCCAACCATTTACTACAAAACTACGAGACTTAGGCTATAGTCCACGGTCCCGAAATTCGTATCTTGCAATCCAAGGTTGCGGGCTTTTCGAGCGGGAACGCGCGAGTCAGAGACTCGACGATTCCGCTGAACGTGACTGAATTGCTCGAACCAAAAGAGACCTTCATCTGAACGGCTGCGCCAGCCAGACGGATGGCTTCTAGTGCGACTTGGGTCGTTTCGCCTGGTTCCAGAAGACATTTCACGTCCACAGAGCCAGGATCTTGGGTTGAACTGATGAAAGTATCCACACCGCCCGCAGTGGCCATCGTGGTCGTCTTTTCAGTTGCGACTTTGTCACCACTGAAAGAGATAGACTGGACACCAGCGAGGGTTGTGAACACTGTGGGGGATGCGACTGTGGCATACTGGAATGAGTCGCCAATTCCAACAACAGGGTTACTACTCATGGTTATTCCTCGTGCCCTTGCGGGCTTACTACTTCTCCAATCCTATGGACTGGTAGAATTCTTTGGGCAGCGCGTCGTGCACGACTGCCTGAAACTGTCGGCCTACGAACTTCGGGTGGCACTTTGATCCCTCGTGCGCGCGAGCTACACAGAGCTTGCCGGCGTCACACGAATCTAACTGGCCTGCGTGCATCGCCTCGGAACTAAACACTTGATCTTCAACACCCGTCTCAGGGAACTTGTGCTTTTCCCACCACGCCTTCAAGTACATTTGGCTTGTGCCGCACGCGTACGGTGGATGGTTCCTATTCGGGTCGGCTTCATAGAAGTACTTGTACGCGTTGCCTGTGGCCTCGTCATAATAAAGAATGTTGTGCCAACCCGTTACCAACTTACAGGACTCCACCATCCTTGTTACCTGCGCGCGCACACGACCTGGATGACTGAAATCGTCCTCGTCCCATGTAACACAGACTTCACCAGACGCTAAACCTGTTCCTAAGTTCCTGAGGGCGCCCACTGGCATCCGCGAACAACGGTGATACTTAATCCGCGGGTCGTCGGGAAGCAAACCCTTGATAGGCTCATTGCTGTTGTCCACGATCACGAGTTCTAGTTCACCCTCGTAGGTCTGGCTTAGGAAACAGCCCAGCGCCACCCGAAAATACCTATCGGAATAACCGACGGGCATGATGCAAGAGACTTTGGGCAGCATTACTTTCCCTTGTTCTCTAAATCCACGAGAAGTTTCGTCGCCTCGAATCTGAAAGCGTTCAAGCACTCTTCCTTACAACTTTCCCAGGCGCGCGTAAGCCAATGCGCTGCCGGAGTAGCACCGTGATGAAAGTGTTTACCGCTTTTGGTCGTACCTTCTACATCTTGAGATCCGAATTCTTGAATTGAGCCCCAAAATATCCCCTTCAGCGGACCTATACTTATCTCCGCAGAGAAGTCATCGCCTGCCATTCGAGTTTTCTCAGTACTTATTGACTCTTCTAAGATACCAACACCACGAAAGCCGCCCGCAGTTTGCTCTGCAGCATCAACCACAACCTGCGCAACGGGCTCCATGCAGCGAGAGATGTAGCGCTTGGCTGCACGAGGAGTCTCGTTCTGCAACAAATCTTCAAGCTTCGTCAATCCATCTATGGTTATAGGCATCATTTCCTCGGCAGGACGCAGAGGAACACAGGTAGGAATGTCGCCATGTGTTCTTCTTGCTGGTCTTGCGGTCTTACTGGTCTTACTCTTGATACCAAATTCTAAACTCAAGCATTGCGCGGTAAACAAACCCAACCGAACCTTCCTCATATGAAAGGTCCCAATCCTTAGACGTAAGGATTGACTCTACGACCGTTGAATCACTGTCAGAGAGCACGCCTTTGTAGTATTCCAAGCAGTTACGGACAGCGGTTGAAATAGCACGAGCATTGAGATACTGCGATGAATAACAATCCACCTGGAAAAGCGCTTCACGGATTCCAGGGTCGCCGCCCATAGTGTGAACATCGTTCGTGACAACGCGCTGTAGGACGATCACAGGATACATGGCGCCTTTTGGTACAAGAATCCAGTACAGGCCGTTGCCCTTTGTCATTGTGACAAGAGCAGAGACGCCAGCGTCGGACTGAATAAGTTTGAAGAGTCCTTGTTCTATCACGGGTTCACCACGGTATCGTTC